CAGCGTCAATGGCCAAGTCTGCTGGCCACGAATAGCAGAAAAGACAACGCCACCGTCATCGGGCAGGAACCCTCGGGTGGCGTCAAATCAACAAGGAACATTCTAATGCAAAACATCATTTCATCAAACAGCGGCAGCCTAACCATGAGCAGTCGCGAGATTGCAGAATTGGTTGACTCTCGCCATGACAAGGTAAAGCAGAGCATTGATCGACTATCTGATCGCGGAGTGATCGGTGTTCCCCCGGTGGGGGAGTATCTGGCCGGGAGCATCGCAAATTTCATTTCCCAAGAGGCGCAATCGTGAGCGCCCTTGTAACCATGATTGGCGGCTCTGCTGTCACAACAACCGTTGCCATTTCAGAGGGGACTGATAACCAGCACAAGAACGTTTTGGGCTTGGTTCGCGCCTATCTGGCAGACCTTGAAGAGTTCGGAGGGGTGGCGTTTGAAACGCGACCCTTTGAAACCCACGGTGGTGTGCAGCAGCGTGACGTTGCGATTCTCAATGAGCAGCAAGCAACGTTGATTCTGACCTACATGCGCAACACCGAAATTGTTCGCGGGTTCAAGAAGCGTTTGGTCAAAGAATTCTGGAGCATGGATCAGCAGCGAAAGTCGCCAAGCCTGAACCCTGCCAATCTCTCCCGCCTGCAACTGATCCAGATAGCCATGCAGGCCGAGCAAGAGCGCCTTGTCTTGGAAGAGAAGGTTGAAAAGATTCAACCAATGGCCGATGCGTTGATTCGCATTGCCCACACCGAAGGCGGTCGCTGCCTGACTGACGCCTCAAAGGTTCTGCAGATCAAGCCGCGCGAATTCATTTCGAAGCTGGCTCAAATGGGCTGGATCTACAAGCGCGCTGGCGTAACCAACTGGATTGGATACCAAGACAAGGTCAACGCAGGATACCTTGAACACAAGATTACGACCGTAGAGCGCGCGGACGGATCTGAGAAGAGCTACGCGCAGTGCTTGGTCACACCGAAGGGCGTGGCCAAGCTGTCTCTGTTGTTCGCTCACAAGATGGCCTGCGACGCCTCTACTTCGGAAGTCTGAAAATGAAGCGTCCATCCTTTCAGTTTTACCCTGCTGATTGGCGCAAAGATCCCGCGCTATCTACCTGCTCTCTGGCTGCGCGCGGCCTATGGATTGAGTTGATGTGCGTTGCCCATGAGTCTGACGACTATGGCGTGCTGTGCATCAACGGCAAGCCAATGACGGATGCGCAGATAGCACGCACTGTCGGCGAAACACCTGCTGTTGTGACCAAGCTGATAAAGGAGCTTGATGAGGCGGGTGTTTTTTCTCGTCGCGCAGACGGCGCTATTTATTCGCGCCGCATGGTTGCCGATGAGCACATCAGGAATGTTCGATCTGCTGCCGGAAGGTTGGGGGGTAATCCAAATTTGCTTGTCGAACAAACAGACAAAGATTTGTCGAACGGTTCGAATTTGCTTAAGCAAACGAACAAGCATCGAACAACCCCTTCATCTTCATCTTCATCTTCATTAGAAAACCTATCGGATGCTAACGCATCCTCGCCGAAAAAACGTTCGACAACGACTGCGGATCGCTTCGCTGATTTCTGGGCTGCTTGGCCAAGGTCTGATCGCAAGGACGCCAAGGGCAAGTGCGAACGGAAGTGGCGTGACCTGAAGCTGGACCTGATTGCCGACCAGATCCTCGCTCATGTCGTGGTTTCGCGGGGTTCTCGCAAGTGGCTGGACGGTTTCGAACCGTCGCCGCTGCGCTACCTGTCCGAACGCAGGTGGGAGGATGGCGAGGTCGTTCTGGCGGAATATTCGCCGGAAGAGATCGCCGTTTTCGAACAGTACAACGACGTTCTGTCGGTCGCCGGATGGCCTGACGCATCGTTCGACATCTATTCGACCGAACGTTCGGAGAACATCAAAAAGTTCCTCGTTTTCCGCGACAAGGAGAACTGGGTTCGATCCTACTTCGAATGGATGCGGGACAGGCTCGAACCACGGCAAGGTTACGGGTTCGACTGGATCATCAGCAGGGATACGTTCATTCGCGCAGTCGAGGGTAATTTCTCTTCGATGAAGGAAGGTGTGGCATGAGCGCAATCGACATGCTCGATTTCATCCCGCACTCGGTTGATGCCGAGCAGAGCGTGATTGGTGCCGTGCTGATTCGCCCCTCGGCAATCGATGAGATTTCCACGCTAAAGCCAGAGCATTTCTACGTTTCGGCGCATCGCGAGATCTACCGCGTGATGGTCGATATGTCGGCGCACGGCAAGCAGATCGATGTGGTCACGCTGGCCGAAACCATCTCCGAGCGTGGGCTTGATGATGCCACTGGCGGGCTGGCGTACATCGGCGAGATTGCGCACAACACGCCAAGCGCATCGAACGTAAAGCGATACGCCGAGATTGTTCAGTCGAAGTCCGTCGAGCGCCAGTTGCTTGCTGCCGTTGATGAGATCCGCGCTGCCGTGATGTCGGTTGGTCCGACCAAGGAGAAGCTGGACAAGGCGCAGGCCATGGTGATGGCCATCTCCGAATCTCGCCAGCAGAAGCAGCCGCGCAAGGTGGCGGATGCCCTGAACGATTACGTCGATACGCTGACGCGCCGCTATGCCGGCGAAAACCGTGGTCTGGCCACCGGCCTATCGACGCTGGATGAGCGGCTTGGCGGTGGCATGCAGGATGGCAACCTGATCATCGTTGCCGGGCGTCCGGCCATGGGCAAATCAGCCTTCACCAACTGCATCGCCATCAACGCAGCGAAGGACGGACACCAGACGGCGATCATGTCCATGGAAATGTCCGAGACAGACCAGATCGACCGGATGGTGGCCACGCTGGGCCGTGTGTCCCTGCAGGATGTGCTGGAGGCCAACATGGGCGGCGAAACGGGTCAGCGAATTCAGGCTGGCGTTGGCCGGCTGCGAGAGTTGCCGATCTTCATCGACGAAGAGGGCGGACTGTCCATTCTCGAAGTCATGGCCAAGGCGCGTCAGGTCAAGCGCCGGCACGGTCTGAAGCTGTTGATCGTCGATGCACTGGGCTTGATGGATTACGACTCATCGCGGGCCGTGTCGGAGCTTGGCCACATCACCAAGACGTTCAAGGCATTCGCCAAGGAAATGAGCATCCCGATTGTTCTGCTGTGCCAGCTTTCCAGAAAGTGCGAAGAGCGCACAGACAAGCGCCCGGTGCTTTCTGATCTGCGCGACTCGGGAAACATTGAGCAAGACGCCGATGTAGTGGTGATGCTGTACCGCGACGAATACTACAACCCGAACAGCCAAGACAAAGGTATTGCCGAGATCCTGATTCGCAAGAATCGCCAAGGTAAAACGGGCGTTGTGCCGCTGGCCTTCATTGGCGACCAGACGCGCTTTGAAGTGTTGTCGCGCGAATGGACCCAATCAAGCCAAGACGAAAAACCGAAGAAGAGGGGTTTCTGATGAACGCGATTAACCCGCTGGCGCGCCTTGCTGCCGTGAATGCCAAGGCTGACGCCGAAGACCAAGACCGTAAGAACTTTCGTCGATTCATTGCTGACATGCGCGACTACGGCCAATGGTCGGATGAGGATGTGGCCGACTACATGGGAAAGATCAAAGTGCTGATGGGCAAGGATGACGAGGCCGCCTTGGATTTGTTCCCCGAGGGCTTGTACCAGACAGCCGACGAGGCGCGCGCAGGGGCGCGTGTTTTCTGGTCTTCGAGGATCGCGGCTTGAGGCACATATCCGAATACCTAGACGAGTGCCTGAAAGAGGTTTTTGAGGAACGCGCCGCCATTCGCGAGTTTTGCGGCAATCAACCGCGCGAAGAGGCAGAGGCGGAGGCAATGAGCAAGCGAATAACACTGGAAGAGGCGGCAAACAACGTCTGCCGCTGTATCAATGACTCAGCACGACGCCGCGAACTGGAGTGGATTCGCATCACACAGGGCGACCAGTTCGCCAAGCTGGTTGAGCAGATTGTGGACAAGCGGGGCGGAAAGAAGTGAGCAAGGCAGGCACGAAGCGCGAACGGATCTACATGCGCGTTGGAAAAGGGAATTTCTATCCGGCTGACGCCTGCGCTCAATCGAAACTCCGGGAGCGCGGATACCGCGTTGGCGATCTGGTGTTGGTTGATGTTTGCAAGCCGCGCAATCCAAAGTTCAATGGTCTGGTGCACAAACTTGGCATGCTGTGCGTGGAGAACATCCCCGCTTTTGCTGGCATGGATGCGCATCGCTGCATCAAGCGTTTGCAGCTTGAGGGGAAGGTTGCCTGCGAGGAAATCGGCTACATGATCCCGGGCTACGGGATGGCCATTCAGTTCATTCCACGCAGCCTTTCTTTCGAGTCGATGGACGAGATGGAATTCCACAATGCCGCCAAGGGAATCTGCCGGACGATCTCGGAGCGGTATTGGCCGGACATGAGCCCCGAGCGCATCGAAAGCATGGCTGAATTGATGGTGCTGGATTGACATGCTG